AAGTCATCATTATTCATTGAAACATTAGAATAATCTGTCAAACCAAGATTATTATTAGATACATCATCATTATTGGTGTTTTCTTTTAAATTATCAGGTAATGGTGAACCATCAAATATATTATAATACTCTCCATCTTCCCCTTTCTCATATAATCCATCTGTTGCATTACGAATAAGACTATCTTTAGCTGCTTGTGTTTCTATACCCATCAGATTTAAAAATTTATCTCTCATTTCTGCGGCTTGTTTTGACAAAGTTATAAAGTTTTTTTGAAGTTGCTTTAGATATTCTGTTAATTTTTCTATGTCTGCTAATTTTTCATCTTTGAATGCCACTAGTTCATCATATTTGTCACCAAGTAATTCTCCATAATTTCCACTAAGTCCACTATATAAACCTTTAAAAAAATCAATTGTTCCTGTGAAATAATTTTTTATATTTTTAAAAGTGTCACCAGTTATAAAATCATTAAACAATTTTTTAACTTTTTCAAAATTAGTGGCAATTATAATGATTGCAAAAAGTCCGAGAGCATTACCGAGACCCATTCCTTTTGCTTTTTTAGCATCACCTGCACTTACAGCATTATTAATTTTTCTTGGTGTTTCTAACATCTTCTCTCTCATTCTTAATTTTTTTTCTTGTTCAAACTGTTTTTCAGCAGCCTCTCTCTTAGCAGATATTTTTTGTATCTTCTTTCTTCTGGTGACTAAAATCCTTCTTACGTTTAAAAGATTTTCTTTGAATTGTAGAGTTTGTTCTTCCATACTACTATCCTACACGTAAACAGAATCATCAAATCCTGCAGTGGTTGGAAATTCACTTACGTATCTATTGTTTACATCAACTGAGTTTACGATTTCAACATTAGTAGCTGCTACATTGCTTCTAGTAAAACCATCACTCTCATTATTTTGTGTAAGATCAATTGTTTCACCTGGTAAATCAACCATGTTAAATTGATTGTTTTTATTATCCTTAGTCATACCAAAAGTGGGATCATAATTTGGATCAATATTAAGCATAAGTTTATCAACATTACTTAGTCCAGTTAAACCCTCAAGATTTTCAAAATCAAAGAACTGATCCTTTCTCCCACCTTGATATATGCCCGTTTCTAAAAATTTTATTCTCTTATCAATTTCTGCTTTTTCACCAAAAGGATCAAGGAATCCTATTGATTCTTTTTGTTTTTTTAATTTTTCTATAAGTTTATCTCTATTTTCCTTTGTGTATCCTCCCATGGCTTCTAACTCATCTATAACCTCCCTCTCACCTTTTCCCAATCCCTGCATACCCATTGCAATTAATATCCCAAGACCTGCTAAGACAATAGGGTTTGCCATAATTGCTATGAATCCTTTACCAACTGCATAGATTGTTGCGAGAGTAGATACAAGTTTCATTCCTAAGATCACTCCACCAATCACTAATACAGCTTGTAATCCTTTTTTTAAGTTATCAAAGATAATATCTAACGTTTCTTTTGCTTGTTGGAATTTTTCAGATGATGTTATCTTATTAATTAAATTTTTACCTGCTTGAGTTCCTAGTAATGTTTTAACTAAAACAAGTCCACCAAATAGTAATAAAATATTTTTTAAAAAACCAAATACAGCATCAAGAGGTCCTTTTACCCTTTTTGTAGTCTTTGTTATTTTCTTTTCAGTCTTTTTATATTCAATATCCTTTTCTTTATTTGTTCTTTTTAATTCTAATTTATCTTCTTTACTTTTCTGAAGCAGACGTTGTTCTCTAAGTTCCTGACTGTCAAAATCTTGTTGTAATTGTATTGCGATATCTGCTAATATTAAGTTCGACTCAGCTAAAGTCTCTTGAAGATTTGAGACTGTTGGTGTGAGTTGCTTTGCATTACCTCTACGATTACTCTTAAGTAATACACTAACAGCAGCAATTCTCTTTGTATTATTAGCGACCTGTTGTTGTAGATCACCACTTCCGATCTTAAAAGTATTCTTATTAATCTTTGGTTGATTCGTTACTTCAGGTTCCACGTTGCTGTGCCTTTAAGTTTTCTTCTTCAATATATTCCTTAAGTAAAGATATATATATCTCCCTTTCCCAAGGAATCATGTTTTCAATCTCTGTTAATGAATATTTATGATGCTGAATCAGGGCAAAGTTTACTTTATAGTATGACTCTAGATTCGTATGAGCCATACCTAGTTGAAAAAAGCTGCCAGTCCCTCCAATAACACTTCTGATTCAACTCCAGTTTTTGGATTTTTAACTTTTACCTTATGACTTAACTTAGGCATAGTGGTAAAGAAGTTTTCAATTGCTTTAAATTGTTTACTATTCAACTGTTCAATAAAATCTTGAAGTTCTTTTTTAGATGAGTCTGCACCACTCCAACTCTCTTCTTCAGTATAAATTGTATCTATACAGGAAATTATCATATCAAGAGTTGTTTTAATATCGTCACCCTGTGAACTAGTATCAAAATTTGATTCGATAAATTGATCCATTGAAGGATATCTCATTTTCATTGATAAATTATCATCTATCTTAATAGTATCCTTATGAGTCTTATCTTTTTTAATTTTAATAGTGTCAAGATCAATTGTCATTTGAACTGATGTTTTGTTATCATCAGGGCAGGTCACATTTACATCAATGGTTTCACCAACTGATTTTGATCTAACATTCAAAAACAAATATTCAATGTCAAAGGTTGACATCTTTTCAATTTTAGTACCTCTTGTTAAAATACAATGATTTAAGATTTCAATAACAGCATTTGTTATTTGTTTAACATCTTCTGTTTCTAATGCCATGATTAGAATTTTTTCTTCCCTCACGAGGAATGGACGATATTTGATTTTTCTTCCAGAAGAGGGTAATACCAACTCATAAGTTGGGGTATTAACTTTTGGTAAAGGCATGATGAATATTCAATTCAGTAAAATTATTTATAGGGGTTTTCTAACCGTTTACTATATAGCGGTCAAAGTTGAAGGAAATAGAGACTTTAAGAATATCAGCAGGTCCGTATTGAACTGGTATTGCTGACATCGCTTTCGGAAATACGTTTACAAATCTATATCTCAAGGTCTTTTTGAAGTTTTTTTCAAACTTGTTTATATACATTGTATCACATTTATATGAATCTGGATACCTCATTCTCCTGAAGTAAGCACGATCATCCTGAAGGGTTGATGCATTTGCACCACTCGCAATATATTCCATCCAACCCTCAAAGATCTTAAGTAGGGTATAATCTTCATCAACATAAAATGAAAAATCAAGATCAGTATAGATTCTAGTATGAGCAAACTGTTGAGGAACACCCATGAAATTATCTCTTACCTCTGCTGTAGCATAAGCAGTTGTAGGTAAAGATGCTGAATCACAAAGTATACCTGCTCTCCTCGATAAAAAATTTCTTATATCATCAACCCCTATGTAATCTCTCAGATATGACTCAACAGATGGTCTCAGAGAAGAAAAAGTCACTTGAAAATGATTAGTCTGTGCTAAAGGACCAATAATATTCTTTGCAACTGACAGGTTATATGGTCTTATTGTTGTTTCTGCCACTCTAAATAAGTATGATTGTTATTTCTATTTATGTCATATAAAGGAAAATATTATCCATCCTACCCTCGAAAGTACAAAGGTGATCCTACAAACATCATTTATAGGTCACTTTGGGAGAGAAAATTTATGGTTTATTGTGACAAGAATGATAAGATACTTGAGTGGGGAAGTGAGGAGATAGCATTACCATACCGTTCTCCTATTGATAATAAGGTTCACAGATACTTTCCTGACTTCTATATAAAAGTTCAAGAGAATACAGGTAAGATAAAAAGATACTTGATAGAAGTGAAACCACATAAACAAACACAAAAACCAAAAAAACCCAAAAGACAGACCAAGAATTATTTAAGAGAAGTCTATGAATACGCTAAGAACCAAGCAAAGTGGAAAGCAGCAACAGAGTTCTGTGATGATCGTTTGTGGGAGTTCAAAGTTATGACTGAAAAAGAACTAGGAATCAAATGAGTCGCATCGCCCCATTAGTAGATGATATTCTTGGAACAGAGGACGCTGATGATCTCATGATTGAAATCATGGATGTCTTGGGTGACAGTATATCATCAACTCCCGAAGTTGGCAAGATATATGTATTTGTATATCAACCAAAAACACAAGGTCTTCGTTATGATCAGAATCCACTTGTAGCTGTGACAAATATATATGAGTGGGGGTTTCGTGGAATCAACTTTCATTGGGGTCAATCTCGTTCATATACCTTCCAAGAGGTAGTGGGTCAACTCTATCAAGTCACAAATGAGGAGTTACAAGACCTAAATACAATACCATTTGCAAAATTTCG